GAGTTTGCAGAAAAATTCAAATCCGAAAAAGTTGGAGATATGGCTAATTCTCTGATAGATGACGAAAGCAGAATAACCGCAGATTTTGAGCTTGATGCTATTATTAAGCAATACAGGAATTGGGTGAGTTATGGAACAACTTAAAAAATACCTCAATAATAGAATGGCGATTTACAGGGCAGAAGATGTAAAAGACGACCACGGTGGAGTTCAAAGAGAGTTTGTTAAAAACTCTTGGGAAATTCCTTGTAGGATTTATGCGCTTTCGGGTCCTTCATACGAGATAGAATTTAACGGAACAAATTATCTTGTGTCCGATAAAATAATGTGCACGAAAGATATTAATATTCGAGTTGGTGATAAGATTGTGGATGACAACGATTCAACTACCTATTTAATCATAAGAAAAAAATCAGTATTTGGAAGGAAAAGAATCTCACATATCGAATGTCACATTGCGAGAACAGAGGCAGAATAAATGAAAATAACAGCTAAAATTTTAGGTATTCCAGAAGCCAAAGCAAGGCTTGTCGTCATTAGCCAAGATTTCAGAAAAGAAGCGCAGAATGGAGTTAAAAGAGGTGCGACCTTAATCACAAATAGAGCTAAACAAATACTCACAGAAAACCGGCACGTTATCACAGGAAATTTAAGAAGAGGCATAAAAAATAAAGTAGGATGGGAAGGGCTTTATAATATCGTAGCTGTTATAGGCACGGATGTTCCTTATGCCCCTCACATTGAATCTTTGCCGGATGGTGGGTTTCTTTACCCTGCTGTGCTTCAAACTCAGTCAGATGTTCTTCAGTATATTATCAGCCAACTTCAAAAGGCGGTAAAGAAATGAAAGAATTATATAAATCAATTTCTGATATTTTATTAGACGATAGCGATTTAAAAAATATGTGCAGTTACACGGATGATACATTAAACATCAGACGAGGATATGTTCCTACTGATACAAATATGAAGTGGAATACTCTCGTTGTTTATTATTTTCAAACGGAAGTAGTTATTCCAGATTTTAATTCCCAGATAAGAAATATTCCTCTTATAGTGAGGGTTTACGATAGAAAAAGCGATTTAACTTGCGATGACATAGCCGAGAGAGTCATTCTCTTACTTTGCGGAGCAGATTTATCTGTGTCCGGTAAAGTATTTGTTTATGATTGCGATTATACAGGAGAAATGATTCCTTCGAGCTGGAATAATGACCAAAAATCCTATGAAAAGGTTTTAAGGTTCACAATATTAGCACGACAGGATGAAGTTGTTGGTTCATCAGGTCGTCCTACGACCAATCGAAAACGAACTATAACCTAAGGAGGCTGTAATGGGTGATTATACTCAGGCCAATGTAATTATCGGTGTTGGAGTTATGAAAGTCAACGGAACAAGCGTTGGCTATACGTCTGGTGGCGTGACGGTTGTTCATAATACCGATAAGATTGATAAAGAAGTTGACCAGAGCTATGCGGCTGTTGGTATTCATAAGATTCGCGAATCTTTTGAAGTCAGAACAAGCCTTGCAGAAGCAACTTTGGCAAACCTTAAAATTGTCTGGGAACAGACACAGAGCGTAGTAGAATCAAGTCCTACAAGAACTCTTTCTTGGGGAATGAATTCAAGTGTTGTTGAAATGGCGCTTGAGTTTACAGGGAAGTCGCCTGAAGGTCTTGCAAGAACATTTACTGTTCATAAAGCTGTTGTTTATGAAACAGGCGAAATGAATCTAAGCAAAGATTCGCTTACGTTAGTACCAGTAACATTCAGGGTCCTGCCGGATACAGATTTAGCCGCGGGGCTTGAATACGGAGCTATCGTTGACACGATGGTATAAATAAAACCAGAGACAGGAGGGTTGATAAAATGGCCGAAGAAGAAAAAGTTGTATCAGTAAAAGAATATCGTAGTAAGTTAACCGAAACACAGCAAATAAGAGTACCTTCTGGTGGCTTATTTGAAGTCAGAAGAGTATTACCGATGGAGTATATCAAAGAAGGACTGGCAGACCTCCCAAACGAGTTCTTCAAATTTATTTCAAATTTGATGGCCGGTAAACTCCCTGATGAAAAAGAAGCTGAGTCGGAAGAGGCAAAGAAAAACTACGAGCTTTTTGATAAATTTTTAAAGGTCAGCATGGAAAAAGGAACTATCAATCCTCCTGTTATTCTCAGGCACGAAAAAGGGAAAGAAGAGACTCATTTAATATTTTCAGAGTTGGATGTCCGTGACCAACAATACATCTTAGATGTGATAACAGGAAGAATAAGTGTTTAATTTAGAGCCTTTCTTCAAAAACAGAAATTTGGTTGTTCTGATTGATGCGATGGCGAAACGATATGGAAAAACGCCGAGTGAAGTGTTACAGGACAGCACTTTATTTGAGTTTAATTTTAATATGGCCGTGTTTGTAATAGGACAAGAAGAATCAAATATAAGCCACGAGCCTGTAAATAAAAACTTGAATGAGTTTGCAGAGTTTAAGATATCAAAAACTGTTATTGATAATCGAAAGAAGGAAGTGGACTAATGGCTTACGAATTTGGCGCATTGATGCTGAAGATGGGAGTAAACTTAAACGACCTGAATCGTGGTCTAGCTTCTGCAGGCGGGAAGATGGAGGCTTTTGGAAAAAAGTCTTCAGCTAGTCTAGGTGGTATAGGCACAACTGCCGCACTTGTAGGTGGAGCTATCACAGCAGGGTTTGGGCTCGCAATTTCAAAAGCGTCGGGGTTTGAATCTGCAATCACGAATGCCGCATCCGTAACTGGCTATATGGGTAAAGAGCTTGTAGATGCTAGAGAAAAAATGTCTGCGATGGCTAAAACACTTGGTGAAACCACCGTATTTTCAGCCCGAGAAGCCGCCGAAGCGATGTACGATTTGGCTTCAAAAGGATTTAAGCCTGCTGAATTAAGTATTGCTGATTTAACACCTTATTTGAATTTAGCGGCCGCCACGCAAGCTGATTTAAAAACTGCAACAGAAGTAACAACATCAACTATTCGAGCATTTGGATTACAAACCTCAGATGCAAGTCGTGTATCGGATGTTTTTACCAAAACAATTGGAAGTTCAGCTGCAACGATTGGAAAGTTTCGCGATGCTATGTCTTATGTAGGCCCTATCGCAAGAACAGCCGGAATATCATTAGAAGAAACAAGTGCCGCTCTCGGTAAAATTTTCGATTTAGGATTCCCCGCTTCGATGGCGGGTACTGCTTTAAGAAAAACTTTCTCCACTCTGTTAAAGCCTAGTAAAAAATTAACGGAGACTTTAGGCTCTCTCGGATTAAAATTCGAGGACATTGATTTAAAAGGAAACGGGCTTGCAGATACCCTTAGACAATTAGACGATGCAGGGATATCGTCGGCACAAGTTATGGAATTATTCGGTGACCGTGCCGGTCCTATGGTAACCGCTTTATTTAATGTCGATGCACAGGGTAGAAAAACTTATGATTCTATCGGTGATTTAAGGGATGTTTTAAAAGAAGCCGGTAACGAATCAAGTCGTGTTGCTGATGTACAGCTTAATAATTTTTCAGGTAAAATGAAGTTAGTTGCGTCTGCAACAGAAGGTTTACAAATTCAGATAGGTGAGATATTCCTACCTATGCTTACGAAACTAGCCGGAGCTTTAGCTCCAATAATAAGTTCTTTAACTCAGTGGGTAAAAGTAAATGAAAATTTAGCCAAAAGTGTAGCATTTATGTCTTCTGGGTTTGGTGCACTCACAGTTACTTTTGGAATTTTAGCGATTACTCTTCCGACTCTTGTGACTTCTTTAGGGTTAATGGCAAAAGGAATAGCCGCTGTTAATATTGAATTAACTGCGCTTCATGCGTTGTCCGGCGGTGTTATCCTCGCCATTGGTGCAATAGTTGTAGCTCTCGGTTGGGCTACAAAAGAATGGTGGGAGATGAAAAAAGCTCAGGACGAAACATTAAAAAGTCAAAAAAGATTAGATGAGCAGAGTCTTCATTACGCAAAGAGAAAAGCTGATGAATTAAGAAAACTTAGGGAAGAAACAAAAGGATTAATGGAAGATGAAAAGGCTAAAATTGCACAATTAGAATTAGCTTTTTTAACTAAGGAAAGGGAATTAGAACAGCTTGAAAAACTCGGTCTTGCTACTGATGAAGTAAAGGAAGTTTATCACGAATACTTTTTAATATTAGGAAAAGGAAAAGTGATGTTGGAGGAAACTATTGCCAAAAGGCAAGAGGAAGACGCACAGCTCCAACAAATGGCTATTAATATAGAAGCATATATTGCAGGCGAGGCAAAAGTTTTATCAATTATTTCACATCATAGAGATGCTATTAATGCGTTAAATAAAGCATTTAAAGACGGAGAGATTGACGAAGCAGAATATACAGCCGGACTTAAAAAAATAGCTACTTCAATGAGAGAAGCCGGAGCTACGGCAGAAGAAGTCGCTGATGCTATATTAAAATTCAATAAAAAGGCTGTTGCTCCCGAAACGATGGAAGAGCTGTCGGCTGTTAATCAAAGAATTCGTGACATGAACCGTGAGCTTGTTTTAGATACGCTTGAGGGTAAAGCTAAATTAGAACAAGAAGCAAAATGGGCTCTTGAAGATGAATTAGAAAGAATAGATATATTAAGGGAAAAATCAAAGATTGCTACTCAACAAAAAATAGATTTAGCAATGGTAGCTCTTAATGAGCAGAAAAGATTAAACGCACTTATTTTTGCGGGCGACCAAGCCCAGATTGATGCCGCAAATAAAAAATCAACTGCGATATATGATATAGCAGTCGATACAGCTAATCAATCTCTTAAAGTACTTGGCGATGCTTATAAAAAAGAAGAGGATTTACATACTAATAGAACTAATAGCATTATAGATGATTTAAAAGCAGAAGGAGACCAAGCTGTTGCTACTGCGGGTAAACGCAAGTCTGCTTCATCTTCCGGCTATGGCGGTGGAACTACTGATGGTGGTGGCGGTGGTGGAGTTGTAGGATTTAATACTCCTGAGTTTTCTGAATTATCGCCAGAAGACCAGTATTCTGAATCAGTAAAGGCTTTCAGGTCGCTTATAAATTCAATGAGTTCCGGCGGTGGCGCTGTAGGTGGAATGAGTGGTGCTTCTCAGCGTGATTCTATTGCGGGTTTTGAAGATTATGCTAGACGAAGACTCGAAGGAAGACTTCAAACTGAATCTCAGAAAAATTTTCACGCCGGTACTTGGAATGTTCCGAGCACAGGAGATTATAAATTAAAACGCGGGGAAAAAGTTGCACCGCCGGATATAGCTAGAATGGAAGGTCAAGCTAGTGGTATGGGCGAAAGACCGATGAAGGTAACTTTAATAAATCAAATTGATTCAGGATTTATTAATGAGGCAATAGCTCGTGACCCGAATACAGTTATAAATGTTATAGGTCGTGATGCTATGAATAAAGGTAAAACAAAAAAAGTAATTGAAATTATAGCCGGAAGAGGACAGAGACCAACAGTATTGAGGTGATACAATGGCTGATTTAAATATAAATATTAACGAAGCTATATCTATTTCAGAAGATTTTGGAAATGGTGATATTTACAAAAGTGAAAGTATAAATGTTGCTGAAAGAATTACTGTTTCCAAGACGGAAGATTTTACTGAATTTTTGCGTAGCTATCCTTATGTAAGAGTCTCAATGGTTAATTTATCTATCATAGAATTAGGAAAAGGCTATGAGCAGATTCTTGACCGATGGGGTGGCCATAAAATGGGATTTGAGATTACTTTTCCTGTCAGCCAGAAAGCAGATGCGATTGAGATTGAAGATTTTTATCATAGGAATTACGGAAAGCAATTCTATTTTACTTGTCCGGTAGATAATATTGGACGGTGGGTGAGATTTGTTGATGATTCATACAGCTTAGAACGAGCTCATTTTACAACATATTTTGCAAAAGTTACTTTAATGGAGATGTTTTAATGAAATCAGCAGTTATAGATTTTATAACAAGTAAGAATAAAATAGGAGAAAAGATAACTCCGATTTATCTTTATTCAATACGATACGATGCGGTTACAAACAGTTGGCTTCGTTGGGTAAATTCTAAAACTGACAGAACATTTGATGGTATTACGTTTGAAAAACAAGTAATCAAGCATGACAAATTTAAAGAGAGCTCAAGTAAGCTAAAAGAGACAATAAATTTTACCATAGGAAACGGCGATAAAAAGATTCAGTATTATCTGGATAATTATAACGGCCTGAAAGAATGTACTATAAAAGTAAAATTAGTCTGGCTTGAAAATATAGATAATCCAGATTGTTATATTGAAAAAGAATATGTTATTAAAAGTGCGAATACAGCGGAAGGTTATGCTCATCTTCGTTCGGAATCTTCTCTTGAAGGAATCGGGATGGATTGTCCTAAAAGAGTCTATAATCCGTTCCGTTGCCAACACGATGAATTTAAAGGCGAGGGCTGTGGTTATTCAGGAGTAGAAAATTCTTGTGATAGGCTTTTTGGTACTTGCGATGCTTATGGAAATAGCGTAAGGTTCGGCGGATTCCCCGGCAGGCAAACTCCTTTCACATTAATAATGAAATAATTATGTATACAAGAACAAAAGTTTGGCAAGAAGGAATGGTAGCTTCTCAGGCGGAAAATATCTGGGAAAATACTTTTATATTAGCCTTTAGCTGTATTGATTTAAGAATGAAGCTGACAGGCTATGGATGGAAACCTAACGTCTCTGATGAAAATGTAGTAATAACTTATGCCGGAAGATACGATTGTTATTTCAGGGAATATGGTGACGAAAATTGGGAGCTTTTTGCTTCTGTTAATTCAGAGAGAGCCGGATATGATGATTCCACCGTCTACGAAGATACTTTTGTTGAGCTCGGAGTAAGAATCAGCACAGAAAGAATCTATGAAATTAAAATAATAGCTGCGGATGCTCTGAAATTTACAAATTGGGGTGGAAGTCTCGAAGGGATAACATCAGGAAGTCAGTTCTGGTATGATTTAAAATGCCGTAGCGAAAGGTCAGGGGTTGTTTACGAATATGAATCAGTAGCAATCGAAGAATACGTTAATATTTATCTTGATGAATTGCATATAGATATATCCGAAGAAATAAACATTAATGAGTATTTTACAGGGATTACAATTATCCCTTTATCAGTATCAGAAACTATTACCATCACAGACCTTGCTCAGATGTACGGCGCTTGGTCAATAAGCGTAAATGATACTATAACAATAGCCGAAGACTTTGATAATAATTTAGGAGTTTTGATTATTTCTGTGAGTGATGTGTTGGTGATTACCGAAGCACCGTTTCAATATCAGCCGACAATATTAATTCCATTAATAGGGCAATCACCGCCTTTAGAACATCCTGTTATTGAAGAATATGTAGAATTAGATGTTGAAATTTCTATTGATGTAAATGAAACGATTTCAATAACAGAAGTAGCCAATCCAACAGACTTAATAATTGAGCTCGGAATAGTAAATGATACTGTAACCGTAGCAGAAGATGTAACAGCTGCGATTATTCTTGACGTAAATGTTTTTGAAAGTATTTCAATAGTAGAAGATTTTTCTGCTTCGCGAATCTATGTAATCGAGGGAGATGATTCAATAACAGTAACAGAAAATGTAAGTGCTTCCGTACAGGCTGTTCCTGATTTAGATATTGATGTGAATGACACTCCATCAATTACAGAGTATTTCGATAGCACAGGACTTGAAGAATGGCCTGATGTTTATGAATCTGTTTCTATTGAAGATGAATGGAGTAATGTATTTTTACTTCTACATTTTGAGACAGCTGGACTAACAGATAGCTCAGTTTACAATCACGTGCCTACTCTTTATCATACAGAAAAAAATCTCAGTGAAAAGTGGGGTTCTGGATGTTTAGGATTTACAGATGTAGATGGATATTATGAATTACAACGTCATCATTCCTTTGCAGTATTTGATAGTTTGTCTACTGACTACACAATAGATTATTGGTTTAGAATGGTAAATGATGATACTTCTAAAACTCATATTGCTTTTGGTCATACAGCAACGCAAGATGCTTTTTTACTTTACACTTATGGTAATGAAGCAGATGAAGGATTAAGGCTTATAATTTATAAAGATAAATTCAGCGACATAGATATTAAAGGTGGTCAAATAGCTGATACTGACTGGCATCATTGTGCTATGATAAAAGTTGGAACTGATATTGGATTGTATCTTGATGGCGACCAAATTGCTTGGGCTGAACTTGATTTTGTAATTCCTTATGTAGATATGACAGGAGCATTATATGTTGGAAGTACGAATAGAACCGCCGGTACAGTTGATGATGGATTCTTTGATGAAGTCAGATTTATTGGAAGTAATCATTTCTCGGCAACACCGGTGGAAGGATTAGGTGATTCAATTGTTGTCCCAACCGGAGCTTATGACGACCCAACAGAAAGTTTAATTGACCTTTGGATTGGTAATGAAGGTGCATTTAATTATGACATTATTCAAGTTTTAGAAGGGCCGAATACAATTGAGGTGGTGGCAGAATGAGTTTAGATACTTTATTTGCAATGCTAACAAGTACAACGGGCATCGATACGACTTTAGGCCAGAGCGAAGAAAGTAATTTTGACGATAGCCCTACTTATAATATCAACGGTGCTCAAATGACATCATCAATTGATGCTGTTGTTAAAGTAGTTTACGGTCAGCACGTTGTTCCTCTCGATATGATTAATTATTATATCGAAGAAGGTGAGCACGAAACTGTTAATTTACTTTGCGGAGCTTGTGAAGGGGAAATTCGTAGTTTAAGCAATATAAAATTAATCGGAGCTAAGATAGAAACTTTTTACGGAGAAGATGTTAACGACCCCTACGGAGAAAATGCAGAAATAACAATAAGAAAAGGAACTGTTAATCAAACTCCAATTGAAGGGTTTGAAGATATACATAAAATAGAAGATATAAATACTGAGCTTGAGCAGAATAATGCCGTTGTTCACACGACCACAATTGATAATTGTGAAGCATTTAAAATAAGTTTCTTGATGGATAGGCTATACCAGATAGACGCAAATAATAATATGCTTACTTGGTATATTTCTTTCAAAGTTGAATATAAATTAAATACAGATGTGGATTATACGTTTGCCGGAATCCACGAATATAATCACAAAACAGAATCATTATTCAAAAGATATTTTAAGTCAGATTATTTGACCGCGGGGAAGTATGATATTAGGGTTACCAAACTTTCATCTGATGAAGATTCAGAACATTTCGGAATAACAGAGCTTCTATCTATTGATGAAATAGTTACAAAAAACCTGAGCTATCCTTTAACTGCTTGTGTTGGAATCAGGTTGGTCACAAACGCTACGATAAATAATATAACAGCCCTTATTAAAGGCCGTTTAATCCGTGTTCCAGATGTAAGGGATGGAAATAATAATATCGTAGAATGGGAAGATTATTATTGGGATGGTACAGACAATATTTTTAAAACTCTGGCCAATAATATGAATCTTTCTTGGGATGGTGAAACTTATAGAACCGGCTATTGCGCTAATAACGTCTGGTGTTTAAGAGATTATCTGCTCAATGTAAGGTTCGGAATGGGTCAATGGGTGACTTCCGATATGATAAACGAAGCCTCATTCCTTTCGGCTGCAAAATATTGTGACGAAGGAATCTTAGGCCTGAATGACAAAATTGAAAAGCGAATGATACTTTCATTGGTGATGGATGTACAGAAAGAGGCAACTGACTGGATAGACATAATCACGAAAACTTTCAGGGGAATGATAGATACTTCTTCAAATGTCATAAAATTAATAATTGAGAAAGCAGAAGATGAAGTATTTCTTTTTAATACATCAAGCATAGTACCGGATAGCTTTGCGATGGATTATATTGACTATCAAGCTATTCCGAATGTTTTAAATCTGACCTTCACAAATCAAGATAAAAATTATCAACGTGATACTCAATCAATCGTTGAGCAGACTACCGTTAATCTCGGAAAAGACCTGAGGCCTAAGAATACAAATTTTATCGGAATAACAAGGGTATCTCAAATACTTAGAGAAGGAAGAATTCTTTTAAATAAATATAAAAATAATACGACTCCAATTCAATTCAGAACGAATATGGCGGCTTTTACTGCTGAAAAGGGAGATGTATTTGCGTTTCAGCACGATTTACCGGCTTGGGGTGATGGCGGAAGGTGCATAGCAGGCTCCACAACGTCCAATATAGCCCTAGATAAAGAAGTTACCCTAGACTTAGGCGTAACATATGAAATAAAGCTCAAATCAGGCCTCACAGACGATGTTGAGACCAGAACTATATCTACGTCAGGCGGTACTTATTCAACGCTTAGCGTGGCGATACCGTTCTCCTTCGAGCCACAAAGATATGATGAATGGAATGTTTATGTTCAGGGAACGGATAAAAAGTTTCGGGTAGCTGATATTATAAATAATTATGATGGAAATATCGACATAAAGGCTGTAAATTACGTTGAAGATAGTTATGACTCAAGCGGTATTGAAACTCCAACGGATAATTATCGTTACCTTACTCTCGATATACCGTTGGTGACGAACTTAATAATAGATGAAAAAGCGACCAGATTAAATGACGGGACGATTGAAGATATAATTAATGTTTCTTATCTCGTTCCGGTGCAGAGCTCAAGGTTCTTAAAAACAGCTAAAGAATTTGAAATTTATATTTCTGATAATGATTCTCAGTCTTGGGAATTTGTAGCCAAAACAGATAAACCTTTCTTTCCAGTAAAAGAGACATTTGTAATCGGAACAAGGTACACGGTAGCTGTTTGCACGATTACAACAGAAGGAGAAAAATCATTGCCGGCCACAAGCCCGCAGGCTAGTTTGACAATACAAGGATGGATTAATCCACCTTCTGCAGTTTCAGGTTTTACATATTCATTTACAGACGAAATAACTTTGACTTGGGATAAATTAAATGAGCCTGATGTAGCCGGTTATGAAATAAGAACGAATGATGATAATTGGGGAATACAGGATTCTAATTTTATCTGGCGAGGTAAAGCCGAAAGATATACGATTGTCCGGCCTACTGCTCGGTCTGGAATTTATTATTTTATCAAAGCGCTTAATACTTCTGCTAAATATTCAAGCCTTGCATCATCAACATTTCCGCAAAATCCTGCACCAGATGCAGTCTTGCTCAATGTTACAGGACTTTTCCAGAAAGTTTTCTTATTGTGGGCTGATGTAAGCGATGCAGATTTAGTTGAATATGAAATATGGGCGAATGATTCTGATACTTGGACTGGTACTGAGACAGGGAATGAATATCAGGCCCATAAATCTCAGGGAACATCTGTGGTTCTCCCGATAGATTACTCTACGACATATTACAGAGTAAGGGCTATGGATACATACGGTGGCGGTGCTTGGTCAAATTCCGTAACAGGCGAACAGATAGGAATTCTTACTGGCGATATCGGAGTTGGAGAAATACAAACTGTAAACATAGCGGATGATGCGATAACAGCTCCAAAAGTTCTTGCCGGAGAAATAATAACAGCCCACCTTGCAGCTAATGCTATTACTGCAGAAAAGATAAGCGTTGGTGAACTGTCTGCTATCTCAGCGAATATGGGGACGATTACAACAGGAACTTTAATAGGTGCATGCATTAAAACCTCTCTGGCAGATTTCAGGACAGAGATAAATAATTCAGGCCTTTACAGTTATAATTCAAGTGGAACATTACTGGTTTCCCTGAGTCAAGGGGAACTTAAATTATATGACCCTTTGTGTAGTGATTTTTATTCATTTTTAGATGCCGGAGCTTTGACATTTCATCATCCTTACGGAGATGTGCCTTATGTAAAAAGAATAGAATCCGGTGACGTTGCGGCGGGTTCAACGATTTGTTTATGTCAATGGTATGAATCACCGAAAGTAATTGTCGGGATAAAAAAATTAATGTCATATGGTCAGGCAGATTCAGCCTCAGACCAAGAATGGTCTGTCTATGCAGATAATTATAATTGCTACGATAACGGTGGCGGTGACTTTGGATGGTGTTTTGATGTTCACGCAAAATTAGCAATCTCTGGCGGTACGAGAAGTGAATGCATTTTAAATACTAATTTTGATGTAGCTCATACCACAGGAGTAAGTACTTGCGAAGTTTTAACCAAAGGAATGTTCCAGTTATGGTGTCACGATTCAGCTCCCGATACTTATAAATACGGAGACCTTTGCTATTCGGTGAGATATCGAGTTGATGGATGCGGTGTCTGGTGTGCAGACTGCTATCAGTATATTCAGCCTCATGGCTCGTCTTCTCAAATGAAGACGACAAATATCGAATGCAGAACAAAAAATTTCGGGTGTGCCGAAGAATGGGAAATTGACTATCATCAGGAAAGTTTAGCGTGGATTGATTCAGGCATCCCTTCTGGCGGTTCGGAATGTTGTTTATGCTGTTATCTTTATCAAGTAGATTGTTCTTATTATACTTGGTGTAATTCAGAAAATCATAGCACCAGTTTTAATTATTGCGCTGCTATCCATCCGTCTGCTCCCGATGATGACGTTTGCGAATCTGGATGTCTTTATTTTAATTTCGGAATGTGGGATTGCTCATTACGGCCTATCTGCTGTACTTGCGTTTACCAGAGTGTTACCGGAACAACCTTTGAAATGCAGATTTGTGATGATAATGTCTTTGCTGATTCATGCGGATATGTTCAATGCGTATGTAGTATGAATATGCCCGCATTTCAAGATTATTATTGCGAAGCCTATGCTACAAAAAGTTTTGGAGTAGGTTATGCTATTAATTATCCACTTGATGAATGCTTGAGATATTGCGCTAAGATAAAAGCCGGTAATGACTGCTCCGATTGGAATATAGGGACTTATTCTCGTATTTCCGGTACTTGGAATGCCTGCGTTTATGTTTGCTTTAAATTTTGCTTGGTCTGTGACTGCACTTGCTGTTACTGGTACACTCAAGCCTGTGGCGGTGCTGATTCTTGTGACTATGAAAAATTTTACTCAATTACTGAGACTACCGATGCTGAATGTATTTTGGATTCTAGCGGAGAAGTAAACTACCTCGCTATTGCCTATAGTTAGAATACAATCGAAAAATATTTTATTTGACTTTATTTATTAGCTTTGTTATTCTCTAAATAGGAGGATAACAAATATGAAAGTAAAAAGGATTTGTGAACATTGTGGGAATGAATTTGAAACTGAAAAGAAATACATCAATAAAGGTGGCGGAAAATTTTGTAATATAAAATGTTCTACTGCAAGAAATAAGAATAGAAAATGGTCACAAGAGACAAAAGATAAAATATCAAAAAGTCATATAGGAAAGATAAGGAGTGAAGAAACAAAAGATAAAATAAGTAAGACTAGAATTGAAAGATTTAAAGAGGGGAAAATTAAAATTTGGAATGAAGGATTAACAACAGAAGACTCAAGAGTAAAACAAAACGCAGAAAAAAGTGCAAAAGCTATTAGAAAAGGATTTGAAGAAGGAAGAAAGCCTCATAATTGGAATGGCGGGAAAAAGAATTGGAAAAAATTTGAATATAATTCTGGTTGGTATAAGATAAGTAAAATGTATAGACATTTTATACCAAATTGTGAAATATGTCCTAAAAAAGGGAACTTGGTACATCATAAAGATTTTGATTCTAAAAATGATAAACCAGAGAATTTACAGACACTTTGTAAAAAATGCCATAAGAAGGTGCATAAAATAAATTATTATTGTGCGAGAGAATCAATTATGTTATATTATAATACAAAGGAACTCTATAAATAATTCAAGGAGACCTAAAAATGAATTCTTTAAAGGAAAAAATTAAAGACGCAGAAAATATTGTTCTGTACGTTTCAGGTGGTATTGGTCGGAATTTAATGGCGACTGCAGTTGTCAGGAATCTAAAAGAAGCCTTTCCTGATAAGAAGTTAATCGTTTTAGCCGGATATCCAGATATCTTTCTTCGTAATCCTCATGTTAAAAGAGTAATTCCGTTTCATCAGCCATCATATTTTTACGAAGATTATATCTTAGATTCAAAGAGCTACATTCTCAACGTTGAGCCTTATCAAAATTATGGATATATTTACAGGGAAAATCATTTCGTAGAGTGTTGGTGCGACATGATAGGCATACCTTGCAAGGATATTTACCCCGAGATGTTTTTCACGGATATGGAAAAGAGAATGGCTCAGTTATTTCTCGATAAATTCGACAAAGAAATGATATTAATTCAGCACACAGGCGGTAAAAAACCTAATGATAAATCCGAGAAAGACCAGATAATAGCTAAAAGCGGGATGTATAGACGAAGCCTGAAAGAAAAGACCGTTGAAGCAGTAGCTAAAGAGATTTATAAAAGAGATTATATGATTGGGTCCGTGCAGACCGAAACTCAATATTGCATTGAGGGAGCTGAGAAAATAGCTTTTCCAATCAGAGCTATATTAGCTCTTATTCCTTATGTGGCCGGAGTTGTTTCGATTGACAGCTTCTTACAGCACGGCTGTGCTTTACACAAAAAGCAGGCTGTTGTTGTCTGGGGTGGAACTCACCCAAAGGTGCTCGGATATAAAAATAATATAAATTTAGCGCGGGTTGAATGCCCTAATCCAATGTGTCATAGGCCTAATTCTTATTTATTTGATTTACAGCCTACAGGATTTGCTTGGGATTGTCCGTATAATGATATCTGCATGGACTATAATCCAGTTGAAATAATAAAAGCATTTGACAAATTAACGGGAGGCAGACGTGGACGAGTCAAAGACATTAAGGGTAGAAAGCCCAACAATACAGTTTCCAAGAGAAAAGCTAAAGAAAAAAGCCGAAGACCTGAAAAAGATGTTAAATGTTCTGGAAGAACAGAAACATCAGGCTCTAGGTCAACTTGCCCTAGTCATGGAAATTGAGAAGTGGGATGGAGAAGTAGTAATTAATAAGGATAAGCCTAATGAATGATGATGAAAAACATTTTTTCCGTACTCAACTTACGGCTTTGCAAGGAAAGATTGATACATTTGTCGGAGAGAATACGGTTCGTTGGAAAGAAAGAAATAAAATCTACGAAGAAAGAAAGATTAATCACGATAGACGACTGGACGACCTTCAGCAAGATGTTAAAAAACTTTTTCAAAAAACAGATACAGTCGAATCTGCTGTCAACTCAATGAGCACAGCGGTTCTCCAAGCGGTAACTACATTCAATGTAAGCTGTAATGATTTACAAAGTCGGGTTCTAACTAAAGAAGATTTACCCTGCCCTGCTCAATTAAAAATCTGTAATACTAAATTTAAGAATACAGAGAAGGATATAAGCAGACTGTTTAAATGGGTTGGTGCAATCATTCTTGGAATCTGTGCAGTTGCGTTCGGTGTATTTAAAGAATAAAGGTGATAAATGATTACGACAAAACAATGCGATAGGATTATTGAAAAAGTAAAACAAATTATTGTTAATAATTCAGCGCAGGGAGATAGCATAGTAGCCTGTATTGAAGGATTAGCGGCTCTGGGAAAGGGAATAAAGACTTGTGATAAAAAGTGCCCGATGAAGCCGGTTCTTAAAATGGGAAATCTAGCTACGACAAGTAATTTAAATGCTATGGCTAAACATATCCAAGCAGAGAATGGAATGTTAACTCATCTTGTAAAAGATATGGAAGAAATGAAAATGTTCAATTTAGCTAATAATGGAGATAAACTTAGAGCAGACGGAGGGTGATATGGATTTTTTCGGTGTTTCTGGTGTACTGGCAATCGCAATTCCTTTTCTCGTAACTCTTATTAAAGAGAAGGTAGAATGGATAGGAAATAAATATGCACCTGTCTTGGCTTTTTCTTTAGGTATTTTTGGGGCCTTGATTGGATTCGCTGCGGGGCTCGCTCCTGATGAAATGACACTTCTCAAAGCGTTACTTTCAGGCATAGCGATAGGCGGTACGTCTACAGGATTATATGATATGTATAAAAAATCAATTGCGGGGAAATAATGGCCGGAGAAACAAGTGTATTTTTTATTATCTTGAAGTTAATCTCAGTAATTGTTTCACATTTTTTTGAAAAGAATTCTGAGAAGAAACAAATCAAGAAAGAGGCCATTGACGATGTTAAGGAAGGTATTAAAAATAATGACCCTTCCAAAATAACAGCCGGATTTGATAGATTGAAATTTTAGTTGACTATCAAAACCTTGTATAGTATTATTAATATATGCCATACAAGGACTTAGATAAAAGAAAAGAATATCAAAGAAAGTATAATAAACAACATTATTTAGATAATAAAGAAGACCCAGAATATATTGCCAGAAGACGTAGGAATGGTAGAGCTTATAGTGAGAGACATCGAGAAGAACGTAGAATACAATGTCGTGAACACTATAAGAAAAAGGGATATAAGTTTTATAAAAAATATAGAGATAAATTAAAGATAGCAGCGAGAAGTAAAGCGAGTATACTAGAACCTAAATATGAATGTGAAATATGTAAAACTAAAGGCGATACAGAAAAACATCATCCAGATTATGAGAAACCATATCAGGTAATATATTTATGTATGAAATGTCATAAATTTTTACATAGAAAAAATTAAGTGAGGTGATGCGAGATGGAATTCTTAAAAATATTATTATCTGTGATAGTCATACCTGTTATTTTGTCCGGCTGTTTAAATTCCGTTACATTACATCCGATTTCTAAAAGTGATATTTACCGGATAGAAGAAGGAGCAATTGTAAACAGCAAAGACGGAAGTAAAATCGAGAATGAAAAAGACGGATGGTATTTAAGTGACCTTTATGTAAAAGAGGTTATGAAAGCAAGAATCAAGAAGGAGAAATAAATAGAGTAGTCATTTCATTTTTATGGAGGAAAATATGAAAAAAATAATTAGTTTAATACTTATTCTTGTGATAGTTATGATATCACAGGGATGTAAAGCTACAGAATTAATCGGAACAGTATTAAATAAAGGAGGGACGTTAATAGGTAAAGTTGCAGAAGGTGGGAAGTATGTCATAACAATAGGCATTGAAGGAGATGCAGCTCATAACAATGATATTGAAGAAGTTCCTAAAGTCGAAGAAACAGAAGATGTAATACCTGAATAAATTATAAAATAGTAAGGAGAAATAAATTGATTACTCTATTTTTAAATGATTATGAAACATCAATTCTTTTTTATGCATTAGTAAAAAAGAATAAAATCCCATTGGTCGGTTCAAAAGTATTTTTTGAATTTGTTTCAAAAGATACAAATAGAAAAATCGGTGGAGGCGAATGTGAAATAGTAGATGTTGCACAGGGCATCTCAAAATACACATTCAAGCAAGGCGAACTTTCTCAAGAAGGCGACTATCAAGGTAAAGTTACTCTTGATTTAACTCAAGGAGCAAGAAGAGAAAGCCTTGCGCTTAATTTCAGAGTTACCGACATGACCAAACTGCATAAGCAGATTCAAAAACTTGCCAATAAGCAGTAATATTATAACAAATTATAACAATTTATTATAATATTTTTAAACAATTTATTATAATATTTTTAAACAATTCTATAAATGTCCTAATCCCATAGACTTATAATCTACGATTTCTTTGATATCCCCTTGACTTCTATGTTATAATATGTTATGTTATATATAGGAAGAGAAAAAGGAGAAACGGATGATAAGAGAAACAGAAAGCCCAGACACAACAAGAAAATGGAAAATAAAAGACTTAAAAAGACAACTGAAAATAGTACACGAAAGCTATAAAACTGATATAAAAAGAAGAATAAAAGAACTAGAAGAAGCTGAAGGGCTATAAATGAAAAAGACAAGAATATGGATAGGGAAAAAGATGGAAACAAAAATACAGAACCGGATGGAAATAAAAGGAATAGATATACAGACAAGAATTATGATGAACCTGATGGGAATAGTAATAGGAATAAATATAATAAATAACATACAGGGAATTATAAGAGCCCTGAAAGGAGCATAAGATGAATAGTCAGATGAAAAAGAAAATAGAGGGCCTGATAAATGGATGCGATGATGTAGAAATGAATAAAATTATATTTAGAATTTTTAAAGATTTACACAATGAAGGGTTTGACGAAATAGATATTATAGAATTTCTGAAAGAGAAAATTG